AGGATATCCTTAAACTACAGCCAGATCAAATAGAAAAAATAATCTCTCAGACTTTTACCAAAATATTAGAAGAATTGCAAGTACAACCTGAGGATATTATTCTATAGTTAATTGTCCAGAATTTGCTAAAAAATCAGTAACGGGGCGACCGTACATCTCAAAGTTAGGAATAATAACATCAATATTATGTTGTTTGCAATAATCTATAATTTCATTATTAGATGGATTATAATAAAATAATACGCGGGTAACATTATCATAGTCACTCGTAGTCACCCATGTTTTAATATTATCAATTGTATAATTACCACTAATACATCCTATTAAATAATTTTTCATAAATTTAATAATTTTATTATATTATAAGTAATTTTTGGATAGGACATGTTATTTTCATACCAGTTTTTTGCATTATTTTTTATAAATTCTAAATATTCTAGGTCATCAATTACTTCTCGATATCGACTTGCTATTTTCTGCGATAATATATCTGGATTAGCATATCTATATTCTGCGTCAAATTCTGCGTCTACTGCTATATAATGAAAATCAGGTAACAATGGTTCAAAATTTTCTACTATCAGCTTAGGTCGCAGTAATGGAATACCTAAGCCAAACATCTCAATATCTCGGAAACATAAATCGCCACAAAGAGCTCCGCCGCCACCGCCAATAGAAAATGCTAATCTAAATTGAAATGATTCCTGCAGGTATTGATCAAACGGGATTGGATTTGCTCCAAAATACAATTCATTTGATGTTAAATGACTTGGCAATAGCTCCAATGCTTTACGGACTCCTAAGTATCGATCAGGAACTCCTTGATTATATAAACTGCCGCGCCAAAACAATCTTTTGTCTAATAAAATAGATTCTCGATGTTCCTGAATCTGATCATAGTTACTTCCTAGTTGCCATACCGTATCTGGGTATGGGCCTGGCACTACATTTTTTCGTATATCTGGTCTGCTGGCAGTATCCCAAAATTTTGAATTATACTGCCCAATCACTGCCCCAGTAAATTTAGGAGAGTTTGATAATTGAACTGTTAATGATGGATGATCTCCAAAATCATATGTTTTAAACGTGCCATCTTCTAATTCAAATATTAATATTGAGCCATGATCAATGATAACACCATGGTAATTAAATGTACCATCGCCAGAATATTCATAACGAATTACATCATAACCATTTTTACTTAATTCATTGCATAATGCAATAGTATTATTATGATCAAATCGATATTCTGCAATACCTTTATGGAAACTATATATTGTTATTTTCATTTAATCTAGGTTTTAATAAAAGATGGTTGCATTGATTTGGATTGAATTGCCCTTCTAGAAAAATTATATCATATTGTATTTCTTCAATAAAATTAAATATTGCTTCAGAATCTGCTTCTTTATGATATTCTAATACAATAATAGGTTGTTGATTGAGAATCGTATTACGTGCGCCCTGCAATACTTCTAATTCATGTCCTTCGACATCAATTTTAATTATTGATATATCGGTGATATGATATGAATCTAATTTTCTAACTTCAACTTCAATACCACTATTGGATAGTTTATTTTGTTGATGATGTGCTCCATTGTTCTCGAGAAATGAAACCCCATCATAATTAGATAGTGCTACCTGATGCATTGTAAATGGTAAACCTATTTTTTTTAAATTTAAAGTACAGTATCTACTAATAGTAGGAGTAGGCTCAAAACATATGAATTTGGTATATGGGAACGACTGCGAATACATAATAGAATAAATTCCTAAGTTCGCACCTATATCAATAATTTTACCAGATTTTGTAATGTGTGGTATTAATAATTCAATGTCTGTATCTTGAATATTTAAGCCCCATTCTGATGTAATATATAGATCAGAATATGTATTATTTCCTATTGTATGCATTCTATTTCCTATAATTTGGGTGTAACCAATGTTGATATTTGTCAATATTTTTTATTACGTAGTTAGGCAACGGAATTTCATGTAATGGAATTAATTTTCCTGGGCCTCGTAGAAATAAATCCGTACCTGTCTCTAAGCAATATTCTATATGTTGATCAGTTTTAAATTGAGGTAAGTTTAATTCATAATGTCCGTAAGATTCTAATTTTTTAATAAGTTGAGACTTTCCTCCAAACCAACTCCAATGCCATCCTCCGTTAGGAACAATCATTCCTGTATATTTTTCTCGAACATCCTTATGTAGTGAACAAGTGCCTCCTAAATTTTGTTGAATATTTAAAAGTGTTTGGTAGTTAAATACTTTAAACCTCGTCCAAGGATTTTCAAAAGAGAGACAATTAATCCAGTAGTTGCAAAATATCATATCTAGTGCATAAATCTCATCTGTCTTAACATGCGGTAATAAAGCTTTAAGCGTTTCTATATATGGAATTTCATCTGCATCTCCAAATAGAATAATATCCTCAGGTTGTACTTGCAATTCTTCTAATATTTTGGTAAAAGTCTGAGAGATTATTTTTTCTATTTGATCTGGCTGTAGTTTAAGGATATCCTCTGAGAAGTCTGTAAAAGTCCTGTAACATATGTTAGGTCCTGTAAAAGGAAAGTTTGGAAATTCCTTTCTAGGTTGCTTTTGATGAGTGTAGGATGGTTCTAAAAATATAAAAGTATCTACAATTTCCGAAAGTTCGTTTAAATTTATTTCTGTTAATTCTGTTTCGTCTGTATACAAACTTAATTTATAAACTTTCATAGTATTTATTTTGTTTTTCTTGTTTTTCAATTGTTTTTGGATGATATAAAGAATAATCTTCTTCCATCGGTAAATTTGCATAATGCTTAAATCCTTCTAACACTTCATGGACGTTGTTCTTCCATTTAATGCTAGGTATGTTCTTGTATATACGCCATTGATAGTCAGGCCAATTTACCCAACCCTCACTATTAACATTCCATCCCCACTGTTTGACATGTGCATCGGTTAAACCTTTTACAGTATTAACTCTAGGTACTAGATAAACTTCTACGTCTGGGTTTTGTTCTAATAAAAATGGTAATGATTCTAAGATAGGTGTACATGGCATCTCATCTGCATCTATTTGGAAAATATAATCACCTGAACATAGAGACGTTAATTTATTCTTCCAATTAGCAAAATGTCCTTGAAACTTGTCCTTATGCCAAGCAAACTCTCCATTAATGGAATGTGATCGTAAAAATGATTCTATTTCAGGATCACCATTTGTTTCATCAAATAAAATTACAATGTTATCTTGATGTCGTTTATGTTTGAGCAAGAAGTTTAGTAATCGTTGTATTTCAACAAACTCTGTACAGACTGTTATAGCATAGCTAATTTTCATGTTAGATTTTTTGTAATTTAGGTAATTGTATTTTCCTGAGCTCCGGTAACTTTAATTGAACAGCTTTCGGAATAGATTCTAATGCGGTATCTACAATTTCTAATACTTGTGTATATGTCGCACCAATTGCCGTTTTAGTAAATGTTGAATTAACAAAATAACGTTGTCGTTTTGCTAGTTCCAACCATTTTTTATAATTTTTTCGAACATCTTCCATCATTGATCCTGCATACCCATAATCTGGTGAGAACCATTTTGCTCCTGCAATTAAAAATTCATTTTGTGCGGAAGGATGTATTTCAGTTAATACGCCTTTTATTTCACAAATAAAATCTTTCTTTAAGAAATCTGCTTGACCTGAATAATGTGGCGCCAATATTGGCTTACCTGTCGTTGAAAATTCTAATAATGGTCGACCAAATCCTTCTGCCTTAGTAAATGATACCATTGCTTTAACTTTTGTATGATTGTATAGTGCATTCATTTCCGAGTCTGTTAAATCACCATGCAATAGGTATATATTTGGTAATTTGTGATTACCGCAAAGTTCTTGTAGTTGATTGACTTTGCTTTCAATCGCCATTCGATCTGTAATTGAATATGTTGCGCCGCTAGTTTTTATAACAAGTGCAGGCTGATCTTTTTGTTGTTTAAATGTATTACAAAAACAATGAATAAGTCCACTAATATTTTTTCTGTCTTCGCCGGCTTGTCCTTGCAACCAATGTCCTACCGATAAAAATGCAAATGATTCTGGAATTTCATTTAATTCCGAAATTTCATTTATAACAACTGTTGAGCTGTATACCGTTTCATCAAAATATTCTGGTATTACTTGAATGTTAGTTGTAATTTGTTTATTATGTTGTTTTGCAGTTTCTTCAAAAATTGTTTTTGTAAAATTACTTGGAACTATAACTAACTGCATTGTGTTTATTTTGTCGATCCAATCTAGTGGACAAATGTCTCCTTCAGTACCAGCAGTGACTCCAATATTAACTTTGCCAACTGCTTGAAATTCATTCGGTACTGTAATCTGAACCCATAAATCGGGTTGTGCTTGTAATGGTAATGCAATAATTCTGTTAGCAATATCCGAACTTAAAGGATATGTAAATGGAGTATGTCCCCATGGCAACGAAAGTAATTTAATATCCCATTCGTGTCCTCGTTGTTCAATAAAATTTGTAATAATTTCTCGTGCATGATGCCCATAACCACTTTGTGTAGCTACTGGTGATGCTATTATAACTGTTCGCATACTATTCCTGTTTTTTCGTATTTTGTTTCTGTAACTTTATTTAATGTGTATCTAGGACGAGGTTGTTTATTTGAATTAAACAAATAATCAATCATATGAATCATTTTTTGTCCCATTTGTTGTGCCGTTAAGCCATTTTTCAAACACCATTCTCTGCCGGCAACACCCATTTCGTTGCGAAGTGTTTCTGGTGTATTATACCAATATGCAATTGCGTCTGCAACATCTTCGTATTTTGCTCGATCATCAAAGATATATGGTGTTTGCGGTGATCCTTGTAGTGATCGGTTACTTGGAAATACTGGTTTAACCCATACCCCATGCAATTTGTACTTTCCTGCGTGGTTAGTTGCAAAATCACCATCAAATCTAATCCATTCGTCATTTTCGTCAACGAACCCACATTGATCTTGAAGTCCACCGGTTACATTATTAATAATAGGCGTTCCTGATAATAATGATTCTGTTGAACTAAGTCCCCAACCTTCATTGCTACCAATATTGACTACAACGTCTACAACATTATACATGGCATTAAGATCTTGAGCATTTAATTTTTGTTCGGAAAACAAAACCTTATACTCAGGACAAAGTGTTTTAAACACCGCTCGAAGATCAGTACCATTTTCATCAACGGCTTGGGTGTGCATTAATAATGCAACACGCTGTCTTTTATCTTGCGGTAATGTATCTACGAAGGTTTTAAATGCTAATATTACATCTCCTGGTTGTTTTCTTCGTATATTTCGATTGTTCCAAAATACAACAAAGTCTACATCATTTTTAGTTTTAACTTGATCAAATAGCTTTTTATATGCATCATCTGTATCAGCTAATGGTTTAAATGTATTATGATTTAATCCGTGAGGAACGAACCCTGTAATTACGTCGTTCCATTTTATATCTGATTCTGGGGGCCACATATCATAATCTACAACGCCGAATCCGTTCTGTTTAAGCACTTCTCTATGTATATTATCAGATTGTTTACTTATTCCCATGATCAAATCACATGATCCGTAAAATGGAGCATTCCACATCGGATAAGGTAAATCATCCCAAATTGAATAATATATTAATGGTATTTTAAATGTAGTTTTAATTTCATGCTCTACCGCATACAACCAAGTCCAATATCTAGGATCGGTAAAATGAAATATTGCATCTGGTTGTTCTTGATTTATTATAGAAAATAAAATATTTCTATCGCCATATCCGTTCCATGGAATCAATTTAACGGATGCATCTGCAATTCCCGTTTCATTAGCTACTTCTTGTGACAAATCAAATGCTTTGCCGGCATCTGGATGTTGTAATGCAGCTCCTAACTGAATCCAATCATAATGCTGAACTGTATTCATGATGATCTCTTTGCAGATCGTACCAATTCCTGATGGTAAACGAAAATCATCGCCTAATAAAAGAATTTTCTTTTTTCTAGGTTTGTTTGTATCAATTTTTTGTAATTTTGGTAATTGCATTTGTAACTGTTCCTTTTTTATTATAACTTTTATATAAATATATCAACCTAATATAACAACCGGTTTTTTAAGCTTGTTTATGTTGTTATATGCTGTTTTTAATACTGGGTCTAACACATCTTCATTTGTTAGTATCAACATATGATCACATCGTTGTGCAATTAATTTCATGCGATGATGTAACTGAGAAAAATGATATGGCTTACCATAATATGAATCGGGCATTGCTGAATACATGTTGCGTCCTGAAAATGAAGGATTATATTCTTCATACTGCATTCCGAACTCTAAGGCAGCTTTCCTAATCATATTATTAGCACCTTCGCCTCCAGCACCTACAATTTTAACATCGTCATTGAATTGTGATTTCAAGTTAAATAATATTTCCTGAATCTTTCTACGACTTTGCCAATTGGTATTGCCAATTATTGCTACTAGTTTCATTGTAGTTTTTCTTGTATAAATTTAACACTTTTAGGCATATGCCCGTATACAGTCCGTAACATTTGTTCCAATAACAATTTATTTTGTTTATGAGCTGGTCCGGTAATATTTGTGCATAAAGAATATTTCATTGTGCACGTATGCATACCTTGCCAAGTAGAATGATTTTTTATCTCAAATTGATAAATGTATACATGTTGGTGCTTGTACATAACTTAATATAATAAATTTCATTCACGAATCCTAGCTTCTTTAGGACAATTTTCATAATCTGTTTTAAATGGACAATACTTACAATTTTTATCACCTTTGCCTGATATTGCCATATATTTTCTGGCATCATTACGATTTCCTTCTAAATCAAAACATGCTTCAACGAATGCATCAATTTGTTTTTGTACTTTGCGTTGAGTTACTGTCCCTGATGCTGGTTTAAAGTTTTGCACTCGCTTTTGTGGAAACATTGATTCTTCAATCATTTTTCGTTTCACAATAAAGAATTCAACATCAATTTTTTCTACAGGTGTTCCAAATTGTTGTGCAAAGTAATTTTTATATGCAATTAGCTGTGCTGCTTTTAAATTGTCTGCTTTTTGATATTTGTTCCAACCTTGTCGGGATGTTTTTATATCATATATTTCAATGTTACCGGAAGGCACGTGTCTAATAACAACATCAATAAATCCATACCAAAATACAGATGGGTTTGCTTTTGATGCTGGAGTACATAGTTCCATTTCAATTGCTACTAGTTCATAATTTTTGCTAGAAAAATATTGTGATCGTCTTTTTGCAAACCAATCAAAAATAGCAACTCCATCTTCTAAATATTCTGCCATTTGCAAAGCATTTGAAAAATGAACTCCGCCTGACTCAGCAACACATCGTGCATATTCTTCACGAAGTTTATTTGTTAATACTTCTCGAAAATTTATGTTTTCGGCACGCTTTACTGAATCTGTATATAATACCGTTAAGAAGTGTTGAAATGTTTCGTGAAAGGCTGTTCCGAAGCATGTGTCAATTGATGCCTGGAATGGAGCTAATCCATCAATGTATGCTAACTTCCAAGATAGGGGACATCGTTCATACATAGACCATTGAGAATATGATATTTTTCTAGGTACGGTTGCTGCATCTCGTATTGATAGACGATATATAGGAGCTAGATAATTTCCAGATTTCATACATCTAAATTATTAATCGTTGTATAAACATAATTTACCATAGCTTTTTTTTATATTATATAAAATTTTATTGCATAATCAAACCAATTCATATTTATTATTATGATACGATTGAAACAATTATTAGCCGAAAATAACGAAATACAGTTTCCTGTTATTGTTAAGGATTCCTTCCCTGGAGATAATGGAGATAGATCACACGCATTTCAATCGACGGGTGGGGTTGTTGTTGGTAAGATGCAAACTAAAGTTAATCAAAAATTAAAAGAAATTTATGATGCAGGATATAATCCAGATGTAACAAACATAACAGTTACAATTAACATGACGACTAAAAAAACATTATGGGAAGCTACAATAAATGAAAGTACAGACGGTAATGCTTATTTAGGTATTGTAACTGTCGGGTCTTGTTGTTCTGACGATTGTGCGAAACGAGCAGATAATCAAGTACCTAGGATGAAAACTTGGAATTCTACTCCAGACGACCATAAGTTAATTACTGTTTTGCAATCGACCCCTGCAGGAACATCATCTGGTGGACTTACTATCGTAGGTGGAAAATATAAATTGAAACAACATTTCTACAAATATACATTAAAAAGATTCCCAGCAAAACCAGCAACACCATACATCGATGTTACATATTCAAAAGATAATCCGCCATATATAGATTTATTAAAGAATCCGCGAGCTGAACTAATTGCATCGGTACTTAAACAGTCTCCCGGTATAGTTAATGATTATGAAGCTTGGGCTGAAGCAGCATTCATGGCAATAAAAACTAAATCAAAATATGCACAAGTTGAGAAATTATTGGAACAGGATCCATATGCATATGTTAAAGAATTTATGGATACTAGTAAACAATATCACAAACAACCGATTTATATAAGTTATTTTTTAATATTCAGATAATCTGGGTAAACTTGTATATAATTATGTTGTTGCTCGCGAAGATAAATACCAATTAAATCTTGGGTCTTTATTAAATCTTGATGAAATGATCCTTTGTGTCGACATCTTACAATGCGTTTAATAATATCAAATTCATACTAGTTCAACGACCACTCTTCAGCAAACTTATAAAGACTATCTTTGCCTTTGTAATGTGATTGTGTATTTACATTGCTCATTTAAGTCCTTTCAATAATTTTTTCTTGTCGCCATCACTATATCCATATAACGTTAAGATTCGTTCACATTCAGCCGAATCCATTAATTCTACGTAATCTGCAGCTTCTGAACAACCTATTTGGTAATGCTCTGCAATTTGAACAATCAATGCTTTATCGTATTTGTCTTCTGATTTGCCTTTTATATATTTTGAAAATCCTTTTGAAGCAGGAAGAAATTCATGATATAAACGATACGTTTCTTGTGGGCGTAACAATCCTATAGTATATGTTTGAAACTCGTTGATTAATTCTGTAAATTCCATTCGCATACTTAACCATCGATTCACAATAAACACAGTAAACTTTTTCTGATCAGTTTCTGACCATTGATCCCATTCTTTCTTTTTGTGAGTTAGTCCATCAATAAAATCAAATATTGTTGCACCCTTCGGAGCAGCAACTTTTACAGGTTTAATAACTTTTTGTTTTGCCATTATAATTTATATCGAGTTCTATATTGATATTCTAATTCTTTACCTATTCCTAATTCTAGGATAATCGAAGTATCTGGAATTCCTATTATTCGTTTAGCTGATAAAATATCATCAATTGATTTATTGCGAAACGTTTTTATTTTTGTTTTAGCATTAGATCTATTAGATGTTTTAAATACAACAGTTACCGTGCTTTTGTGATAGGATATCGACATTACTTTTTCATTTTAATTGGTTGAAACTCTTCAGGTATTGATCCACAATCGTCACAACGAAATACCGGTACCGGTACCATTGTATCTTTATCTGCGCCTGTTAAAAACTTGGATACTTTGTTAATTGCCATTACTTGGCGAAAATACATTCCGTCACACTCTTTACATTGAATCGGTTGCATATCATTTGGACCGATATTTACATTTAATTTACTCATATTTCTCCTAGTATATTTACGAACATTGCCATTATATTAATTTCTTTATCAACCACACTAGCATCTTTAAATTGCGATTCTGCAATAATCAAAATGCATGGTGCAATATGTCCATGTGCAAACTCATCCAAGTTATCATATAAGAATGTATACATTGGAGTAAAGTCTCTAACCTTACTATCAGCAATGCATTGTCTAATTTTAGTAAAGGCCGCTTTTTTGTCTTTAGCATTTTTAAGCATTTCAAGTACCTCAGTCATATAATTTGCTTGAATTGCACTTGCCTTATCCAATGTTAATCGATTTTCAATTACACAACTTTGAGCCGTATTAATTGCTCTTCGTATATCCGGATATGATGAGTTGATGATTGCTGCAATATCTCTAATGTCATATTGTACTTGTTTTTCTTGTAAAACTGATACTAAACGTTTTGCTACATCTGTTTTGTTAGGAGGCATAATAGCAAATGTTTGGCAACGTGATTGAATTGGATCAATAATCTTTTCAACATAATTACATGTTAAAATGAAACGTGTTGTTTTGCTATATGTTTCCATCAAGTTACGAAGAGCAGCTTGTGCATTTGGTGTCAAATAATCTGCTTCATCTAAAATAATAATTTTCCAACGCTTAAATCCTACTGTTGATGCATATCGTTTAATCTTATCTCGAACTGCATCTACTGAGTTTTCATCTGATGCATTAATATACATTAAATCAGCATCCACGCTATTTGCAATAATCTTTGCCAATGTAGTTTTTCCTGTTCCTGCTGACCCATAAAATAATAGATGCGGCACGTCGCCATTGGCAATAAAAATTTTAACTTTTTCGATAATATGTTCATTACCAATATATCCTTCTAATGTGTCTGGGCGAAATGCTTCTGTCCAAAGTGTATTTTCTTGTTGTCCGTACATATGTTAATTTCCTGTTGATCCAAACCCGCCTTGACCGCGTTTAGTTCCTGTTAATGACTCTGTTTGTAACCATTGTATTCTTTCAACTTTATTTAATACTAGTTGTGCAATACGATCCGCAGGTTTAAACTCAACCACTGTTAGTCCGTGATTCATTAGTATTACGCCTATCTCGCCTCGGTAATCAGCATCTATTGTTCCTGGTGTATTTAATACAGTAATTCCTTGTTTTAATGCTAATCCACTTCTAGGTCTTACTTGTAGTTCATATCCAAGTGGAATTTCTACAAATAATCCTGTTTTTGCTAATATTCGTTCTCCTGGGTTTAGAACTATTGTTTCTGTGCATCTCACATCCAGGCCTGCGCTGCCAGGTGTTTCATATTCCGGTAACGCATTAGGTGATTTATTTATTATGTTTACTATCATTGTTTATTTGGAAAATATTATTAATTAATTTTGAAGCATCACCAACCAATAACTTGATTCAAAATCAGTTCCAACGAAATCTATTCGAGATAATCCATCAGGCGATACATGCAATTGACCTACATCGCCTTTATTTGCAACAAGTACTTCTTTTAATTTGTCTGCCGAAAAACATACAGGTTCCATATCTGCTCCCGTAGTTGTTCCTACTTCAAAAGTAATGTTATCGGAATTAACTGTTGTATAATTGATAATAAATTTAACTACTCCTGCTTTTACTTGTACTGCAAAATTCTTTGCGTCCGGTAATGCATTTTTTGCTTTAATAAATTTGTTAATAAACTCGTCGTTAACTGCAACTTGTACAATATACTCTGGTTCTGCATTAATGGTAGGAACTGCTGGAATAACTGTCGTATCTGCTAACATGAATGTTGCGTGGGTACTTCCTTCTGAAATACACATTGCATAATTCTTACCTGCTGCATCTTTAACTTCAATTTCAATTTTTTCACCTAATGCACTTAACATCTTAGTTAATGCACCGGTATGGTTAATACCCAACATACCTTTCATGAAAGGAGTTGTATTCCATTGAATCTTACCAACTACGGTTTGATCCATGTCGATTAATTCACAGCCGACACCTGTTTCGTTTTCTTTAAGGATAACTGCCTCGCAATTTCCTGCTAAATAATAACGATTAATAAATGATTGTAATTTGCTTTTGTCCATTGTTTATTTTTTTTTAAAAGGTAAAGTATTTATTGAAATTTTCGGCATCGGTGGTTGATATACTACTTCCACCAAACTTTTTATATGTTTTAATATATTTTTCATATGTTTGTAATGCTGCGTCTGGATCTGCAAACATTTCATGTAGTGACAAGATAACATCATACAAGTCTCTCGGTACTACTGTTTCTAGCAATTCTACATGGCTGTCTACTAGTTGATTGATTTCTTCTGCACATTGCACATACAAATGCACATTGTGAACAACCATTCTAGGCATAGCTTCTTGCGAATAACGATCTAATCCTGCAGGTGTTTTTCCTCCTAGCAAGTCATAGGTAAAATCAGTACACGCCGGGCAATGTAATGCACATGGAACATGTTGTGATAAGTCAATTGCAACTTCACCAACTTTTCCTTGTCGGATATGTGCCTGTCTTCTATATTCAGCATTCTTAGGAAAATACAATTCCGAAAAGGTTTGTGTTTTATAATTTGCAGAATGAAGATATGTTCCAAATACTGGATATTGTCCTGGCGATGATGAATCTGTTGTTACATAGATTCTATTGCCATAATTCTTATTCATTAACTTTTGCAATGTTGCTAGAATAAAAAAGTCGGATATTTTACTAATACCCAATAAATGCAAAAATTCTAATCTAGGATTTTCAAATGTTCTTTCTTTAAGCATTAATGCAACAGCAAACATGAAGTCTACTAATTTTTGTGGACCTCCGATCGCCCAACCTTGAAAATCAAAATGCTTAAATTTATGATACCACCAAGTATATTCATCAGTGTTAGATCCTTGCAACATGTTAAGGTATTTGGTCTTACCACTTTGATGTTTTTCAAAATAAGCAAAATTGTCAAAACTAATGTCTGCACATTCTGCAAATTTATTTCTGTATACAGTTTTAGGTGGAATATCCAAATTTGCAGCAACGTCACTATTTGCTTCTAGCCAATGAAATATCTTTTCACGTAAATCATTACTATATTTTAATGCACCCGTTGCAATCTGATATCCTCCTGAATCTCCAAATACTAGAACATCTTTTTCTAGACCCATCGTATCTCGGAAATCCATTTTCTTGTAATGGTGTCCTGCTGTGATTAGAAAATATGGGTGCCTCCACTTATCGGGATACCTCGAGTCGAAGAACTTTACCGGATCTCCATTTTCAAATTTCATATCTTTCTTGAATGCCGAGACCATTGAGCCTGCAGACAACGACGGAAAGTATATGAACCGTTTATCTTGTTCGTTCATTGTATTCTTTTAGTTTATTAATTAATCTAGTTGCTGAAAAATATTTATTATGTAATTTGGTTGCTAGTTGCGCAACTTTCTCTGTTAAATCAAGTTGTTCGTATTTTAATATTGCCGCCACAGCTTCGTCAACACTGTCAGCACATTTAAACATTGGATCATACATTTCTGTATATGATAACCGATTAGGTACTAATGGACATGCTCCGGCACAAGCTGATTCATACATTGAAATTCCCAATGTTTCCTGATCTGCAAATGATACTGCAAATTTGGATCGTTGAAGCAATTTGTGGTATTCTGCCTTGGTTAAATTCATATCCATTGCTACACAAAATTGATAATGTGCTAATTCTGGTCGTGCAGCCAATTCTTCAAATAAATCTAAACGCTTTTCAGGAGCTATTCTATGTGGAAATACTATGATGTTTTCTTTTTTAGCAAACAATTCCGTTGCAATTACATTGCGGGTATATTCCATTGGCCAACCGGTGCAATCAAATGATTGATCCAAATAGATATCATATGTTTTACGCATTAAATCAAAATGTGCTACAGTTGCTAACCAATTATGATCAAGTGCTCCAATAAAGGCTTGTTCAGCGTGTCTAATCCAGGGTTTATCTCCTACGAGTCGACCTAAAAAATCATTTGGGTCATATGAACCCGCGTGCCAAAGTCCGTGCATTACAACGGGAA